AAGGCAGATAAAACAGTATTATAAGATTCTGTGACAGATTACAAAAAATATTTTTTTATCTCCGAAAAAAAGTGTCCAAGTGTACTTTTGACTGTTTTTCAGCATAAAATAAGGCTGAAAGTGGTACACTTTTTAGTACACTTTTTATTTTTGGTACACTTTTTAATGTACCATCAAATTTCGGTTCACGCGCGCGAATGCATATTTTAAATAAAAAAATCTGTGATATAAACTTATATGCCTAGGAAAAGACGAAAAGCAATAGCCTCAATAACTCCCGACATACCTTATCCTAAAGTCCGGGTGGAGTGGATCGACTGCGTGAGCGACTCGGGCTGGGCTACTGAAAAAGAGTTTGATAAGATGAAGTTTGCAAGACCAGTCAATGAGGGTTGGCTATATTCTAAAGATAAAAATTCTGTAAAATTATTTGCATCATACGACAGAGAAGATGATGGTAGTTTTAGTTTTGGGGATCGGACGATGATTCCTCGGTCTTGGGTAAAGAAGATTCAGAAACTTTAGATGGAGTCACATCAATTATTTGACCGTAGTCGCTTAAAAGTTGTTTCATTTTTGCTTCTAACTCTTGTTCTGACATATCTTCTAGTTTCCCAGTTTTTATTATTTTTCTGTCTATGTATAGTCCTGCTGCCTTTCCTCGATTTGCTTCAGCGTTCACAGCAGAAGAGAAAGAACCTTTCTTTAGAGCGGCCTCACGAAGTCTAGCAAGTTCTGCCACGTGCCCTTCGTAAGTGACTTCATGTTTTCTGAGTCTCTCCTCTTTCAGTTCACCAATGTATTTAACCACAAGTGGTGATAGTCTTGGATTGCATAATTCTGATCCTTCTTGTCTTGCACGCTTTGGTGAATACCCTGCCGCTAGTGCAGCTTCGGTTTGAGTCATTGGCCCGTCTGGTCCACCGAATACTAGAAACTCAGCGAATCTTTGTTGCATCTCTGTAAGTCTTTTTGGTAATCCCATGATTGACAATTTAAGGTAACTATCCTATAAAGTCAATAATGTTTGTTAAACATCTACAGGAATACTTAGACCAATTTACTAATGGCAAAAAAGGTAATGCAGTTTCTAATGCTACTATCTACATGCAAGTTGGTGGACATCTCGAAGAGATTAGAAGAATTGAAGTCCAAGAGTCAAATATAATTGGACAACAATCTGTTCGTGTGGTATTAAAACCTGCCGACAATAAAGTAATTATCGCTCCAAATAACCCAGAATAGAAAGCACTAGTTACCCTGAAAGCAGAGAGAAAATTATATGCAAAAGTTAAAAAATTTATACCAACAATATCGTGGATCCGACTTGAAAATCTTAGCTTATCCGGTACTCCTGATCTATTGGGCTACAATACTTCTGGCCACTTTTTCACTGTAGAACTTAAAGTTACGAAGAGTAACAAGGTACGTCTTTCACCACATCAAATAGCCTTCCATGTGAAGCATCCGAACAACTCATTTATCTTAGTAGAGCACCTCGGTTCAGGGTGCTTGAAACTTTTTGAAGGGACCATGGTCCGCGAGCTTGTTGCTTGTGGCTTTAAGCTTGAGCCTTTGTGCTTGGGGCTTGATGCTTGCCGCTTGAAGCTTGAGACTTTGTGAGCTTGTTGCTTGAAGCTTGACGCTTGGGGCCCGGACCAGGCGCACGCCTTGAATTAGCTTCCGTCGAAGCGCCGTGGCTAATGGCCTGATCCAGTTTATTACGTAGCTTGCGTAATTCTTTATAATAGTTTGGATGTCTAAACATATCAATGAGCTTTATATTGTATTGTCTTAATTGAAGGATCCCAGCAATCTCTACAGTCTAAGCATTGGTTGCCCTGCTTTGAGCTCGGACAGTTGCCGCCTTCAGTCACTACCTCTGAGCTGTTAGGCCACGACTCAGGCGCCCGCTGGTTCACCATCGGGGCGCTAAATCGTATGACTAAATTGTTAGGCTTGTCTTTCAGGTGATCCTTTATCCAAGCTTCTCGAGTCGGTAACCAGTGACGCTTGCCTGGGGTGAGCTCGCAAACTTTGTAAATTTTTTTAAGGTGATCCAGATCCTGGACGTCGCCGCTATCGTGCCAGCGAAACACGTCTGGTTTTTTGCTGTTGATCAAGTGCGCCATGGCTTCAACCCATTGCGGTGACCTGATTGCGGCCAGCCTCCGATACTGTGCTTGCTGGACCACCTTAAAAACATAACAACCTTTTAGAGCGTAGCAGTCATAACATACTGAGCCCTTCACAGCTTGGAGCTTGCCGCCTGTCTTACATTCCTTGGCAGGCAAACCTATCGACCAGCCAGGCATCTTGCTAGGCTTGCTCAGGCTGCCGCCTATAATTTTAAGTGCTTCGTTTGTTTTCATACTCCTTTATAATCCTATATTGTTTTCTTGTCAAGCTTGCGGCTTGGCGCTTGCAGCTTGCGGCTTGACGCTTGTAGCCATTGGCCTCGAGCCAGCGCCAGTGATTTATTAAAATCACTGGGCTCTCAATTCTTCTGCTCATTACCAGCAGTCTCCGCCCGCTGCATCGTTCAGGCATTGTAAATACTCTGAGCTCGACAGGCCCAGCTTGTCCATCAGGAAGCTTTGCTTGTCACCCTGGAGCCCGAACCGCGGGTCCTTCAGGTACTCTACAGCTTTTTCTAAAATCACGTGGCGCTTGCTGCCACCGGGTTGAAATTCTTCTTTTAGTTTTTTAGTCATATGTTTTTTTCCTTTCTAAATTCATCCTATCATATCCTGGACCAGCTGTCAAGCTTGCTGCTTGGAGCTTTGACCAGCACTGGAGTTTTTTAAAGATTAGTATTCTAGAATACTCTCCAGCCCATCGCTGTTGCTGATCCCAGATCCATTGGGTAGGTCAGTGTGCTATAGCCTTTACCGTCACCAATGGATCAGGGATCAGTTCTAGTTGTATAAACGAGGTGTGGTAAAGCACCCAAAACACAACCAGAAGTTGTCCCAGAACCAGAGGCCTAGAGGTACATTTAAACCCAGAGGCCTAGAGTTCTAAATCCAATATAATACTTGACAATCCTATTGTCAAGTGTTAATTTAAAAATAATTAAAAAAGGAGAAATAAATATGACTACAAAAAAGATAACACTTAACTCTGAAAAGAGAAAAGTGATTGCAGATCAATTTCAATCTTTTTACGAAGATAAAGTAAAAGATAAATTGGTTCAAGCAAAAGAACAATACAATGTCATGCGTGAGAAAGCAAAAGAGATGATGGAAAAGGTTGTGAGATTTCATCAACCTCAATATGATGTTGATACAATAAGATCAATGATCAAAAAATACAATAGTGCAGGTGGCGAATTGTATCATGATAATTGTTTCTATATTCAAAACCCTATTACAAAAGTTGATGATGAGGGCAGAGAATATACTGACAATCAAGAAGTTCATGTAAGATTTGACATGAGTAGAAAGTTTGCGAGAGCATATTATCGAGATGAATTAAAAGCAAAGGGACTAAACCCAGATTTTAATTTGTCAATCAATGATGACTACTCAAAAAGAAATCCAAAATATTATAATGATGAGAGTGCAGTTAATAAATTTTTGGGTTGGAATACAAGTTCAAATGATGACAAATCTATAACTACACCCAGAATGAAATGGGAAGAGGATTTCAAACTTTGGGTAATTGGAACATCTTATTGTCATTCAAGACAATTTAAAGTTGATGACAAGGCTATGGAGTTCTTTAAGATGTATGTTCAAAGTGCAGAGAATGTAATCAAAGAACATCAAGAATTATATTCTTATGTCGAGGGCAAGATGAAAACTTTGAGACTAGGTTTGAAATCTTACAGACATTATGATCAGGCAAAAGCACTTGCAGATAAAGTTGGAGTTGTTTTAAATGAAACAATGATGAATGAAAGTTCAAGTCTGGCTTTATCAATCTATAGTCCAGATAATCTGGCTAGTCTTTTGGAAGATAAAAAAGTTCTTACAAGAGATGAGAAGATTGCGATTGCAAGGCAACAGATGGCACAAAATAGTTTAAATTAACTATTGACAATTATGGGACTATCCTATAGGGTAGTCCCCAGAAAGAGAGAAATAAACATGACTAAAACATTTTACATAACTTACTATGCAAACAAGCATAAGAAACACATAACAAGACGTGGCAAACATGATGAGAAATCTAGATTTGGAGTTTCCAAAAAAGGTGTTGCCTATTATGTCTACTATGACCTAGACGCACATGGTTATAGAACAGCCAATACAACGTGGAAAGTGAGGCACTAATGAGTGATTATATCTGGTGTCATGGTCCAGAGTGCCACAAACGAAAGACAAGCAATAGAGTTCGTGGTGTCAAAGGTTCCAAGGTTTTGAGAACAATCAAGATCAATGTTGGTCACTATCGAGATGGGTTGTGGAATTATTTTTGCGACCAGACCTGTCTGATGAATTTTATGCACAAACATTGGAATGAGTTTATTACACTACATCCAAGACCAGAGGCGCTCGAAACACCGATCGAAGACCCTGTAAAAGAAACAATCCAAAGTAATTGGGGTAATTATTCGTGGACAAAAACAACAATAAAAGAGGTTGACAATGCTTGACTTATCCTATATTATCCAAGATATGACAGACATAAAAAACACAGCCAAACTTCAAATCATTGAAGACTCAAAACACGAGCCAGATTTAAAATCGGCTCAAGAGTTTGTAGGTGGTTACGTTGAGGGAATTACTTTTCCTAATGGTGACTATCTTATCGTTAATGAAGAGGGCAAGTTAAAAAACTTACCTTTAAATGAAGAGGCAACTAAATTATGGAAAGCAACATTTGACAACGACAACTACATTACAGGTCGTGATGACTTTGTCGTAGGTCCTGCAATCCTAATAAAAAAAGACGCCCTAAAAATCTGGGCGTCATAACTCTCTACCCCTGGCGCAGCGAGAGCGCTGATTA